CGATACCACTTACTGCGCATCTGTCCTAATCCGTAGTGGCTACCATTCTTTGCATTGACATCCCATCGTCTATTTTCTTTGGTGATGATGTCCTTGAAGCACATAAACTCATTCCATTCAATAATCCTAGAATGTGCATATAGCTTGTAGTGATCGATGGTCGTAGCTTGTGCGGGTTGCATCTGTATTGAAAGCGCGGCTATGAAAGAGCAAAGCACTCCCCAAACCACCAGTCTCCTTAGCGAGCTACACGGCCACAGCCGCTCGCTTGCAGAGCTGGATGGTAGCAAGCCTGTCAAGCGCATCGAGTTATCCACAGAATTTTGAGCGCCGTCTCGGCGTGTTATCCACAGGTTATCCACAGCAGTCAAACCTCACTATCATCGATGGAAAGGGCGCAGGTGATGCCCCCCCCCCGTACTTTAAGCGGCCTTTGATGAATTCCACATCGGCATTTGGTAGCACTATTTCATGAAACCATTTTGTGTCAGTCCTGGCTGGCAGAAGCATCACCACTAGATCGTAATGCTGCGATGCTTTTAGCACCCAGTCTTTGATGCCTCGCCCATAAGGTGGATTGCACCATACATGGCCAAACCATTGAGCTGTCAGGCCATTGCGCTTTGAGTCATCGGGATGGTCTAACCCAAGCCATTCATCACATAGGTGATTGGTCAGACTAGCTGCCACATCGATGTCAAAGTCATGCTGTGCATCTAGCTGATTAAATAGGTCGATAGGGGTTGACCAGTCATCAGTCAAGCTTTGTGGCATATAGGCGGTCACTGATGCCCCCATCCGTCACCCTTGAAGTGAATGGGTGTTGCCTGATACACCCTGGACATGATGATCGTGCAGTTATCACAATTTGGAATTGGATAAATGTCATTGATGCCTGCCGATACTGATTTAACCTGGCTGCACACATCGCATCGATATTCATAAATCGCCACTGTAAGCCGTCTCCTTATCTAATATGACCACACCCATGACACCGCAACTATTGCACTCCACCACCTCGACATAAGGCGGCAGGGTGTCAGTGACTTTTCGGACTGTGTGATTTGTCAGCTTCTTTTCGACCCTGCACTCATATTTGATTTGCATAGATACTCCTTGAGAAGTTGGCCATAGGGTGCAAATCCTGTTGGCCTATCCACCATGAGCCATCACTGCGCTGATGAGATGGTCTACGGGCTACGGCTACGGGAATCCAGCCACATATCCAGTATTTTGGCATTGATCCTGTGACCAGGATTGCGACATCTTCCTTGCGGTCAAGCTCTGAAAGAATGAGCGAGCCATTCTGCCACTTAGTCCATTTGACCTCGATGTTATTGCCCACATCAGCCTTGAGCTTAAAATTGTCAGCTGATAGGTCGATGGGCTTTCTGAAGTATTTGGCTACTGCTAACTCTGCCCCAAATGCTTCACTTTGTTGCATGACGAAGGCTGGGAAGTTAAGCCGCTCTCTGTCATTCTGATAATTCCGTTTGACAGTCACGCCTTCCCATTGAGGTATGTAGTCTATGGCTCTACGAAGCCCGGCCTTTGTGATTGCCACCTGCGTGGCGTTATCAATCTGAATGGGAATCATAGGTGCAGCCGATTTTCACAATTTTTGCATATCCATTGGACTAGGCCATCGCCTCGAAGATACTCATTGCAAAGCACATCTTCATCACATAAATCACAATTGGTATAGCCCCATGAGGATTGGAAGTTATATGTGTGTTTCATTTGCACTCCTGGCATAACCAAATCAGGTCTAGTCCGTCAGATTTGACATAGTAACCAGTTGCCAGCGGCTTAGGTTTGACACATTCATCGCAGATTGCATATTCACCAGGTTGGAAAATCTCTACATATCCCATCAGATACGCTGCTTCCACTTGCCATCGCTACCCAATGCCATCCACTGCGGTGGGCATTGCTGGGCTTTGGTCTTTTCGGTGCAGAAGTACGCGCCCCAGGCTTTTCCATTCTTTTCGCCTTCTTTCCAAATCATGTGGCCATGCTTACAGATAGGCGCTTCAGCTTGTAGTTCACCGCCGAGCCCATCCTTGATTTGGTCTACAGCTGCCTTGACTGTGGTGAACCCATCTTCCCAAATTGGCTTTGCCCAGGGATCATCTTCGACAAATGCCTTTGGCATAGTCTCGACCTGCTCCATATTTTCGCGGCTAGGCTTTTCCTCGCTACCTAGTACCACGCTGCAAGCTCTACCGATTGCGCTGCTTACTGTGTCCTCGACATACCATCTTTTCATTTGTGGATTGTAAGCGCCTATCATTCCGTGGGCGTAGTCGATAGCGGCTGGCTCTTTGTCCTCATAATGACGATAAATGCGGCACTCTATGAGGATGTAACCCTTTTCAGGATTCCAGTCAATGATCGATGTGTGAATCTTGTTAGTCGGCCAGGTGGCGTGCAAACGCTGAACCTTTTGATTTACAGTCTCGTAATTGTCCAGGAATCCCATTTAGCGCACCTCACGAATCTTGCGTGCAGCTATCTTGCCGCGAATAAATCCTTCGCGCTTGCCTTCTTTAAGCCCTACTGTGTAGCCGATTGTGAAGCCCATCAGCGATGAGATAAGAATCCACATCGCTACTTCGCCTATTGAATACATATTTGCTCCCGTTCAGGGAACTACTGTGCTTCGCTCCCTGCCTATACTGTGAAGCAATGCGGTGACAAGGTCAAGATTCCTGCGTATCGTTGGGCGTGTCGGCTCGCTTTTCGGGCTTATCTTTTAACCCATTTGAGGCCAGCACCGACCCCAGTGCGCCTGTGAGGAATACTGTCAAGGTGGTCAGAAGCTCGATGAACGCACGATCGTTGGGCGCTTGTGCGCCGATGGGCTGGGTAACAAATATCAGCGCGTACAGCATCCCCATGACTGATAGGGCAAAGACCAAAGCCAGGCATACGCCGATGAATACGATTAAGCGGGCTTTGAGCTGCTCATTGCTTAGTCTGCGGCTGTGCCTGGGTGTCAATTTCATCTCCATATAAGTCTTGAGTGCAGACTCCCGTACTAACACACTGCGGCGGATTACATTCAGGCTTTTGCCAGTTCTCGAATTCCTGGCAGGGATACCTAACCCATCCATCATATTGACCACACGCAGATAGCCCTATCGAAAGCGATAACCATAGGGCTACCTGGCGTAGCTTTCGGGTCACTTCCCCTTAACACCGAAACTTGAGTCATTTGGATTCAGCCAACGCAGAATCACTGGCAATACGGCAGCAAGACCTGCGCTCGCAATTGCCTTTGGGTCGGTAACGCCAGCCATGTAGACGGCCACCGCAGCTGCTAGGAATGAGCGCGCCCATGAGGCCGCCATAGGTTTGATTTGGTTCATTTCTTCTTCTCCTTCTTCAGAATGGATTTCTTTGGTGCAGCCTCGATGACCACCGCAGGATATTCACCCTTGAATGGCACATACTTAGGCCGACCAAATCCCACGATCTCTTTGCCGATGGTGCGTTGCTTAATCATCACCATGCCGCCATTGCGTTGATCGCCAGTTCCTGATGTGTTGCCTTCGATGCAGGTGATGACCTTGCCTTCAATTTTGGCAACGATGCCCACATGGCTAATGCGGTCTACACCATCATGCGGAAAATCCATGAACGCTAAATCGCCTAGCTGTGGTACATCATGCCAGCGGCCGATGTCCTTAAATTTGTGTGCGCCTGTCGCAGTGCTTACTACCGATGGCGCTTTGACTGATGCCTGTGCTAGCACCCAGTTGCAGAATGAACCGCACCAGGGCAGGCCGTTGGCCTTTGTAAATTCCCCATACTTTGTCAGGTTATCAGGCACTTCTACATAACCGACTTCACCCAAAGCGATTGCAATTGCCTGGGGTGCTGTGGCGTTAGGATAAATTGATTGTGTGGTCTGCATGAGCGCACTCCCATCTTTTAAGTTCGTTCAGCAATAATTCTTGGTGTTCGCACGGTGCAGGCGCAATAAAAGCATCATCTACCGGATCGTAGGTATAGCCAATTCCTGCATAGTTATAACGGATATTGTTATTGTAGGAAGTACGGACACACTTCTGTCCTCTGAACTCGCCATACCAATCTTCAGGGCTTTTGCCCTCGATTAGTTCAGTCTCGTCAATGCCGACAATGACTTCTGTGACAATGTTTGAGTCATCTAAAAATGCGTAATGTGCCATTAGACTGTGACCGTTCCTGTTCCCGCTGTAAACTGGTAAATTTTATAGCCACCACTTGTAGTTAATGTATAAGTAAGCCCACCGCCGATTGAGCTTAAATCCGCAAAAGTGTCCGCGTAACGAATAATGACAATGCCTGAACCACCATTCCCGCCCGCCCGTGATTCTTGAGAACCCGCACCGCCACCGCCACCGCCACGATTTGCAGTGCCATTTGTGCCGTTTGAGTTTGTGCTTCCACCTGCTCCACCGCCACCTGAACCACCAGCTCCACCTGTGGCGTTATACGCACCGCCACCGCCACCGCCAGCGTAAGTCACAGCTGAACCCGAATACGAATTAGAAGTTCCTGCGCCGCCCGTGCCAGTATTTGATCCACCAACTGCTGATGCTCCACCGCCAGCACCTTGATTTATACCGCCAGCATAACCTTCTACTGGTGAATAACCGCCTTCGTTTCCTGCACCACCGCTTGATGTATTACTAGAACGACCACCACCTGAACCACCAGCTCCAGGTGTGCCACCTTCGTATGTTCCATAGCCACCACCAGTTGCAGAAATAGAAGAAAAAACTGAATTACTGCCTTTTGCTCCATTGTTAGCCCCTGCTGCACCGCCAGTTCCACCGCCACCAACTGTTACTGTAAAAGATGCAGGTAAAGAGAACGATGTGCTAGTTCTGAAACCACCTGCACCACCACCGCCACCGCCAGCGTAAAATTCACCTGTTGCACCACCACCGCCACCGCCAGCGACAACAAGATAATCCGCAGTTGTTGGTTTTGCCAATGCAAATTTATTAATACCAATTCCTTTTAATGGACTCATTAGCTGGCAATATCTCCAATAAGCACCCATGTGTCAGTTGCTTTTTTCCAAAGTGATGCGCCTGAGTATTGTCCAGTGAGTTTTAATTTTGATCCTGATGAATAAATGGTTACACCCGAACCAGCCACTACTGTGGTTTGTCCAGCACCATATTGAATGAGATCAATGCGGGTATTGACTGGAAACGCTACAGAGCTATTTGGTGGCACTGTCAAGTTATTTGCTGATGCATTTGTCATTGTAACCATTTTGCCTGCATCGGCTAACACCAAAGTATATGAAGCGGTTTGTGCTGATTCGATTGCTTGATTGCCTACTGCATAATCAAAATTTAATGTAACTGCACCCGATGTACCACCGCCTGTTAAAGCTGTGCCAGCGACCACTGAAGTAATGTCACCGACATCGTTTGTAATCCATGTGTAGTCCAGGTCAGTATTTGATGCCTTTGATAAAATCTGCCCAGTCGTGCCACCCTTGAGATCAACAAAGGATGTGTCGATTGAGCTGCCCAGTGTGCGAATAGAAGCTGCACCATCTTTTACCAGGTCGGTATCGTCAGGCGTTTCCCAGTTAAAGTTTGTAGTCGTTGCCATGTCTGCTCCTTATGCCACGATGATGGCTTGATTCCAGGTTAGTGTATTAGAAAGTGTGTTCCAGGTCTCTGTGACACTCACATCATCCCATTGCATCGACTGCAAGCTGAACGCGGTAGGTGACACATTGAGTGTTAGGTCAAGGCGGTTATATCCAGCCCTAAATGTCCAGCCTTCAACAAATCCTTGAAAGCGGCCATTGACCATATTTGATGGCAAATCTGTGATGTCTAGCGGTAAGCCCATAAACACATTGAGAAGCGCATCGCGGTCGCTGTCATCTAGTTCGGCATTGCCCAGGGTGAAGGTGATGGACTCGAATACATCTTGAGGATAGGCTCTAATGCCTAGATAAAATTCTGCCTGCGCTTCGGCATCGTAATCATTCTCCAGCGATGTGGTGATGTTCTCGGCCTGTGAGCCGTATTGATCGATGCTGGCCTGTTCGCTGGCTGATTCCTGTTGGCCATTTTTATAGGTAATAGTCACGCTGTTGCGCAAATCTCCTAGGCGGCGAATAGTGCGGATTCCACGCGATAAGGCGTGATTGCCGCTTAGTGTGGTGTATCCATTTGTGGCTAAGTATGTGCCGCGATGCTGGGCATCCGCGTAACTGATTTGGCCTTGAGCATTTTCATAGATATAGCCCAGGCCTGAAGTGGCCAAAGCCGCCACCAGCGAATACATATCTGTGACATTTGATGATCGTGCAGTTAATTCATATTCGCCAGGTTGGTCGATTTGGCCTAGCCCTGAATTTTCAGCATTTGCCCAGGTCACTGTTGGGTCATAAGTTGCCCAGGTAAGCGCGGCAGGTACTTCAGCCCATGTGTTGAAAAATGTGTCTGCCAAAATTGTATAAATTTGGTTTCCGTCAAAATCCTTAGATAGCACGCCTGCGGTTAGGGTCTTAGGCAATTTGGCCAAAGCTCCTAAAGCGGTGACTCGGATGGTCTCATTGATGCCACCTGTACCAGTGCTGGCCACTTCAACGCTTGAGTCGGTGACATTGCCGCCAAATATGTCCACAAATGTGCCTGTCGAATCCTTGATTTTGATTGATAGCCCATCATTGACATCAATGGTTACGGGTGTCAGATTCAGGTTGATGATTTCGATGCTGGCATATCCTGCACGCGGTTGGCTGTAAATATCTGTGCGCCCGGAAACTACTGTCAAAGTCGATAGCGTTATGTTGGTGTAATCAACGCCGTTAATTTGTAACTGCCATTCAGGTGTCCACTGGGTCATAGCTTGTAAGCCGCCGCCCCTAGACCACCGCGATAATATGAAGTGTTGATGACATCGACCACTGCGCGGGCTACGCCTTCAGGATCACCAGCTACACCGATGTTCACATTGTTGGTCACATAGCTTGCAGGTGCGCCACCCAGGGTTGCAGTAGGTGTGAAGGTTTCAGGTCGGTATCCCGCAGGTGCGCCGCCGATGGTTACTGTCGGCACAAGAGCCTGCGCCCTGGCAGCTGAAGCCGATGCTGCCGCTGCACCTGATGATGCACCGCTCACTGATGGCATAGCCATTGATGGCACTGAAGGAATAGAAGGCGCTGATACTGATGCGCTGGATACTGATGGGGTGTTGAGTGTTGGCTTGCTAATAGTTGGAATGTTAGGCAAAAGTGGCACTGCGTTATAGGCGCGGATAAGCGCATTGATTCCATCAATAGCCCCACCGATAAGGCCATTGATTACCTTGATGACCCCAGCGATTACATCGATGACACCGCCTGCAATTTTGCCGACTACTTGAAGCGCCCCGCCTAATACTGTGCCGATGACTGGCGCAAGGTACTGGGCAATGTAGCCGCCGAATTCCTTAAATGTGTCCAGGTTATCGCCGATGGCATTTTTTACATATCCAAATGCTTTGAGTAGGCCATTGATGATTGGCGTGAATACATTGACGATGATGTTGCCCAGGGTGGTGATTGCTCCACCGATGCCGCCTTTGTCTAGGCCAAAGCCACTGGACATTGCATTGATTGCCGGCAGTGCAATTTGGTTGATGAACTTCATCAGCTTTTCCAGGATAGGCAAAAGCGCAAAGCCGATAGTCTCTTTGGCTTCATCAAAAGCGATTTGCATCCGAGCGATACGGCCTGAATAGGTGTCAGCATTTGCCGCAGCTGCGCCGCCAAATAAATCTGTCAGCCTGCCCTGTACCTGGGTGAATGTCATGGTCTTAAGTTCGGCAGCTGATAGGCCGATGCCTAATTTGCCCAATGCGGCAGTGTTGCCGTCATAGGCTTTGCCCAGGCTATTGGCTACGACTTCAAGTGGCTTTGATGTTGCCGTTGATATATCCATTGCGATCTTGAGTAAATCCTGCGCTTTCTTCACATCGCCTGTGGATAGTGCAAGGCGCTGCAAGGCTGGGCGCAGCTCATCATCTGCCACACCAGTGGCTAAAGATTGCTGCAAGATAAATTGTTCAGTGGCGGCGATTGCGCCCTCTGTAGCCCCTGTGGCGTTCTTTAACGCTAGGGCTAACTGTGTCTGTGCCTTCTCATCCTCGATGGCGGCCTTGACCCCATCCACGCCGATTTTGACGGCATAAGCGCCAGCGGCAGCGGCCGCAGCTACTAGGGCAGCGCCGACCATCTTGCCAGCCTTTGATACCTTATCGCCGAAAGTCTCCACATCAGCTGTGGCGGCTTTGAGTGACTTATTGAGGTTATCTACATCGCCGAGGATGGATAGCTTGAGCGTTCTACTTCCTGCCATTAATCGAACCTCTTAACTATCTCGGAAAATCCTTCTTCCCACTTCTTCACGATGTCAGGCTGAATACTGCGCAGAGTTGGATAAATCCACCATCCACGCGAACCACGACCCTCACGACCACTCCATACTGGGAACTGCTTATATTTATTCGAGCCAAATTCTGCCCCGCCCCAAAGGTCGCGTGTGGTTGCACCACCGCTGAACTTTTGCGCCGCGAATCCGTAGCTGATTTCGCCGAACTTGGATGATTTAGACACTTTTGAGCCGTCAGCGATTCGAGACGATACCTTCGGGATGGATCGTGCGTTGCGTGCTGCACTCTTAACCTTATCCGATACAAATTCAGCGAGTGCGTTGGATTTGGCTTTTGCCTGTTGAGTCGCTTCCTCATCCATCGCCTTAAAGGATCGAGCGATGGCACGCAGTTCAGCCTTGTCATAGCTGATTCCCTCACTTGCCATCGGCTCGCCTCTCTAATATCTCCAGTGCTGTCATTACATCTTCAGCACTTGCAAATTCGCTAGTCGGTAATCCTGTCGCGATTGCCAAATCCCATAGGGTTCGGCTTAGGCTTCCGACTGGGTAACTTTTGGGTCAGAGTTACCGACCTCGACATTTGCGACTGTTTCAGTCCATACATCGATTGGCTTTACAGGCTTACCAGCTGATTCGCGCTTCATAGCGTGATAGGCCAAAAAGATTAGGTCGGATAACCCTATCTTTTCCTGCGCCTGGCTGATGATGT